ATGAATAAAAAGTTTGAAAAACTGAGAGACTTGGCGTCTGATGTTTCTGACGCCACGATTGAGGACGCAAACACACATACCATTCTGAGCCTTTGCGATCAGCTGGTGGATGCGATTGATGTTTACTTGGAAGATCAGGAGGAGAATAAACATGAGCAATCTAACACCTAACAACGGCTGGATCAGCGTAAATGACAATCTACCAGATTCGCCAAGACAAGTTCTTATCTATACAGACTTTGGTGGTAGGTATGTTGGATGCTATAATGGTGATGCATGGTTCTCTTACGGTTTTAATACTGGTGAGGAAGATAGCCGTGACTTAGTTGTCACTCATTGGCAAGAACTACCTGACGTACCTAAGAAGGAGAAGGACACATGAAGCAAGAAGAATTGAAAAAGGTGCTTGAACTACACAAAAAGTGTAGGCACGCGTATTTGTGATGTCTACGGATTTTAAGGAGGATTTAAAATGAAATTCAATCTAAATGATTACAAAGGTAATTACGCAATGCACTGCAAAACTGAAGAAGAAGCTGAGAGCTTTTGCCGATTTCTTCACCAAAATGGCAGGAGCTGGTGTAACGGAGACAGTTATCTGGAGAATGATTGCTGGGATGTCTACAAAAGAGATACCATATATTGCTTCAATGAGGGTGCGTATTGTGATGTTGCATTTACCAAACGGGTACAGGGTTACAAAATTCTTGAATGGAGCAATTTTATGGAAAATAAGGAAAATGTAAGTGAGTTTACGCTTGACGACCCGGACGGCTGGATCAGCGTTAAGGACAATCTTCCAGATACGGTTAGAACTGTGATTATATACACAAAATGGAGAGGCGTGTGGTGCGGCTGGTATAACTCGGAACTACAAGCTTGGATTGATATATATGGAACAACAATTAAGCCTGTCACTCATTGGCGAGAGCTTCCAGACCCGCCGAGAAAGTTAAAGGAGTTAAATAAATGAAAGCAGGAACACATAGAAAAAAGTATGAGTATATACCGCCTGAAAAAAGAGTGGGCAAAAAAGAGCAAGAAAGGATAATGCGTAGAGAGCTTCGTAAAGCTATGCGAAAAACAAGTCCGTTTTATGCTTGGGTTGAAGATAATTGTGAAGGGTATTTAGATGATGATTGCGAGCAAACCGATAAATGAATTGAAAGTAGGATAAGCGGTAACACACTGGCAACCATTGCCGGAAGCACCTAGAAAGGAGACTTATTAATGGCGCGATATTTTAAGGTTATCGAAATCGGACGAGACGATTTCGTTTCCAAAATGGGGGACGATTTGGATTGCTGCCAGCTTGCTGCGAACATTGACGGAATTTGTTACGTAGCTGTTGATGATGAGCAAGAAGATGAAATCAATATTGACATCGATTGCTTATAATCAATGCTTATATATGCAAAACTGGAAAGGAGTAGAAGAATGAACTTAAATTTTGCGGAAGTTCTGCACGACACCAAACTGATTAACCGTTTCTTAAAATGCCACGATGACAGCATTTTAACAGATAACGGTTGGATTAGTGTAAACGACAAACTTCCAAATAACGATGAAGACGTAATTGCGCTGTCTGATTCTGGGGATTCACTTGTCTGTCGATATAATAATGATATGAAGCGTTGGGAAAAGTACGGTTTTACATTAGATATGAATTTTATTTTTTGGAGAGAACGGTACCGTCCCTTAGACGACAAATACAGAAAGGATTAAGTCAATGACCAACAAAGAAAGAAAGCAGACCGGTCTGTTGCATTCTGCAGATGAACTGAAACGGCTCATTTTGGGGCACCAAGAGTTGCCGATTTTGGTACTTGCCGGAGATAAGCAAACATTGGTGACTATGGCTTTATGAGTTGTAGCCGTGTACGCGCACAAGAAGGCGAGTTTCTTGATTGTAAGCAGAAAATCGACGCGTGCAAGTGCTACACAGATAGGGATGACTTTGAAGACGATGTGGCAGATTTTTTGGCTGGTGAAGAACAGTATAGAGATTTGCCGGACGATGAATTTAATGCGCTCGTAGAGCGAACAGTCAATGAGTACGATGATTTTTGGAAGCCATGCATTCTATTGCTGGTAGACAATTGAGGAAAAATATGAGAATTCCAAAATATATTATAGAGAAAACGTTAGCATGCGTAAGTGAGAATCCAGAAGATTTAGGCTATTTTATAAAAGGAGAACAGGAATGATCAAATTTGAAAATACAGAAGTCTCTGGTTGGGAGTCTGCTATCAGAGGCATGCGCAATCCGATGAACTCTTGGAAGAAGAGCGATAGCAGGTGGGAACCACAATTTGACACTGAGACAGGACCTTGCCATGGATTTTTTGTAATAGGTCCTAACGACCTCAACCTCATGGCTCGTCTTCGTAATGCTGGTACAGATCATCGTAAATTCATGCGGATGATTACAGTGTATGTCGATATTACTGCACCTTTATATTGGTGGAAGGAATTTGACACATATAAGGTAGGCACGGTTGCAAACTCTTGTAGCACGATGCACAAGATTGCAGCTAAGGAGTTTACGCCGGAGGATTTCAGTCATGAACATTTGTTTACAGAAGAGAACCTTCGGTATGAAGCGGAGCCGGACTCATTGAAACTGCTGAATACTATAATCAATGCTCTAAATGTTTATAGATTGGCGTATTTAGAGGAAGGTGACAAATCGATTTGGTGGCAAATGATCCAGCTCCTGCCAAGCTCTTACAACCAGCGTCGAACTGTCATGCTGAATTACGAGGTTCTGGCGAATATTTATAAATCTCGTAAGAACCATAAGCTGGACGAATGGTCTGTTGGATTTATGGAGTGGATTGAGAGCTTACCATATTCTGAACTGATTACTGGAGAGGATTAACGATGATGCTTTCATGTAATCGATTTGCGTTTATTCCACATCTTTGTCTCGAATGCAAGCGTTATATTTGGCTTGAGGGTTATAGAAGAGCCGAAGTTTGGAAAGAATCTGTAGATATGCACATCAAAGAAAATATTTGCAAAAGTTGTCTTGAAAAATTTGATGTTGGGACTGATAAATGAAAGGAGAAATTATGGCTGACAAATTTGTTATTTGCAACAACGAAGACGAAATAAAATCGAATGAATCATGTTATGGCAATCAAACATTTGAACTTTCGGAAAAAGATCTTATAGCTCTTTTTGAAGGAAAGACCCTTGCTGCAACAGTAAATGATGAATATGGTATATTTATTAAAAATGTGCCAAGTTGGAATCTCAAGGAGAATTAGCATGAAATTCATAGTTGATAAACTTCCGTACTATAGAGAGGATTGCCCATTTGAAGAAATGTGCCGAGATAGTATATTTGCCGATACCGATAAGTGCCCTCGATATTGGAATAAATATAAAATTTGCTCTGACGATAATCCGCATGAATGTAATCTTCTTATCGAGACAAACGATCTTACGCAAAAGGAGAAAAATAGATGACTAAAAAAGAATTGAGGCTTGTGCTCGATTTGCACAAAAAATGGCTAAACAATGAACCCGATGGTGTCAGAGCTGATCTCAATGAAACCAATCTGCGAGGAGCTGACCTGAGTGGAGCTAACCTGAGTGGAGCTAACATGGATGCGGCTGACTTGCAAGGAGCCGACCTATGTGGTGCAGCCCTGTTTGGAGCGAACTTGTATGCAGCCGACCTGCGCGGTGCCGACCTGAATAAAGCCTACCTGTATGGAGCAAACCTGTATGGAGCAAACCTGTGGGGAGCAAAAAACGTTCCGTTCATACCCTATGCGTGCCCAGAAAAAGGTGAGTTTGTCGCGTTTAAGAAATGTGGGGAGTACATTATTGAACTCCTTATTCCAGCAGATGCAAAACGCTGTTCTGGGACTACGCGGGAATGCCGAGCAAGCTATGCCAAGGTGCTTTCAATCACAACAATTTTAGGCAAGCCAGCCAAAACAACGAGTGTGATTAACACGAACTATTCACCAAATGTCGTTTATAAGGTTGGAGAATTGGTATATCCGGATGCTTTTGACGAGGACCGATGGAACGAGTTTTCGCACGGAATTCATTTCTTCATTAACCGTCAAGAGGCGGTTGAGAGTTAAAGGAGGAAAAGAATGAGTTGGATTAGTGGAGAATTCGTTATTGACTCGATAAGTCAACAATCACTTGCAAAAGCGAGAGCACAAATCGTTGATCGGGTGAGACACAATGCGGACCTTGAAGAGTTTTCAAATATGGGAGAAGATATTGGTAATATCACACCGATTTATCCACCTGAAAGTTGTTGCAGAAGCTTGCGTTCAGTAGAAGAATGGTACAAGAATAGTTATGAAGTCTTTCACCGTCCATATCAGAAATATATTCCTTTTCTCGATACGGATAGTCTGCCGAACAATAAGAGGCTGCTGACGCTGAGAAACGACTTCAAGACGAAACTTCCAAGCGAAATACATATTACAATGCACACAATGTGCAAAATTTGCAGGCTAAGTACATTGGTTGCAAGCATTGTGGATCAAAAGTCAACAAAGACTACATTCACAATAACAGTTGCCCAGTGTGCCACAACAACATGTTGTCTGATACAGTACAGAAGCGACTGGATGCGTTCAATGCCAGAATTGACGGCTTAAAGGCATCCATTGTTGCCGAAAAAGAAAGACGCGCTGAAAAGGCGCCTACGCGATATTTAGTCGTGTATTGTGAGTATGTAGGTTAATAACAAAACAAAAGAGCCCGCTGCAAAGCGAGCTCTTTTTTTGTGTGTCTAAAGAAAGTTTGACAAGGTACGCATGATTGAATACTGTCCGATGTGCTTACCATATAGTAAGCAGAAATGTCAAAACAATCATAATAATTCTTGGCACTTCTTCAAATTGTAAATCTAGATAAAGTGTGGTACAATTTAAGCAAAACGCAGATAATGTTAGACTTAGCAAGAGGCTATTTTGTTTGTAGTTCCATAAATGGCTGTAATAAATGTGTTAATAAACAGAAAATCATGACTCGATTTTTGATGTGATTTGATTCAATACTGTATAGTCTTGAAGGTATCAGTTGTGATAGCTTTTAGCTCAAGCACTTGACAAATAAGTATGATAGCAATATTATAATGCTGTATTCTATGTTTGGGGGTATAGAGATGTACTATGCAGTAAGAAAAGGACATACTACTGGTATTTTTGATAATTGGCCAGACGCACAGGCTGCAACATCAGGGTTTTCTGCTCCTGAGTATAAGAAGTTTAGGACAAAAGAAGAAGCAGAAGCTTACCTAGATAATCGAGATGTTTGGGTTGAACAGGTGGCAAAAGACAATAAAGCTGGATATCTGGTAGCATTTACGGATGGAAGCTATGATAAGGAGTTAAACAGATATTCTTATGGCGTGGCGTTCATTTTACCTGATGGGACAGAGAAAAGTATTTGCGGCTATGGAAGTAATGAGAAGTATCTGGATAGTAACAACATTATCGGTGAAATTTTTGGCGTAATTAACGCATTTGATTGGGCGATATCCAACGGATTCGAAAAACTAAAAATCTATCATGATTATAACGGACTTTCAAAATGGATAACTGGTGAATGGAAAACAAAGGCAAAAGTGAGCCGGATGTTTGTCTCATTGTATAGGACCAAATTTGAAGATTTTATTAAGGTTGAGTTTGTAAAGGTTCCTGGACATAGCAATGTTATTTATAACGAAAAAGCTGACCAGCTTGCCAAATCTGCTTTGAATGATAGAAAGAAGCTGGCAATTCAAGGAGAAAACTGGTTTTCAATTTCATATTTTAATGAAAGCGATTTTGATGCATTCTCTGAAATAATTGAAGAAGCAGATGCAAATATTACTCATACAGTAGATAGTAAACCGGATAAGACGATTTATCGCTTTAGAGTTAATTCTGACACGGTAACGGTGTCATTGTTTAAATCAGGTCAGCATAAGTTGCTGGTACAAGGCAAAAATTCGTATTTATTTCAAGTTATTACTACTACACTGATAGAATTGGATGAAAATACAAAAGTAGAACAAATTCTTGGAACTGCATATCGAATGAGCATAAAGGAAGATGTAGTAAACGATGCCTTCGATCCTATCGAGAATGGACTTCCTAGTACATATCCGCTGGGAATAAAACGTTTAATTAGACAAGCCATAATCAATCTGAAATATTATGTTGAAAGCGAAGATTATTCTCAATATGTTTTTCCAGCATTAAGAGCGTTAGAAGGACATATCAAGTATTTGATTACTATGGCCGGCGGAATTGCTGGAAGAAAGTTCACCTGCTTTAGATATGATGGAACGGTTATTCCTAATAAATATGTAGTAAAGGAAGCATTTCCAGATAAAAGTAAAAATATCTATTTAGAGAATTGTTATAATTATTATGTGTCACAGAGAAATTCACTATTCCATTTTGGTGATGTTTTGAATGAGGCTTGCGACAATGCAAGAAGCATTAACACAAAAGCAGAAGCAGATGAAATTATTAAGAACTGCATTGATTTGATCAGTACGCAACAATGATATTTTGAGAGGAGGGGCTACAGTGAATACATTTGTTATAAAAGAAACAAATACAGACGGATATGACAGATTTCTTCTTTGGTTGTCATTTGAAAGTCTCATAGACAACCTTAGTAGTATTGAAGAAGCTCCTAATATGGTTAATTCATCAGGACGAATTTTGATTGACCAGCTCTTTATTACTGGCGATGGAGATAACAGATTTATGTGTTGCGATTTTAGAAACGGAAAGTTGGACTTTAAAACAGCACATATTGTGTCTCCAGTGGAGTCTTTTCGCAAGGAGACTATACAGTGGTTGCATAACAATTATGGATATGTAGAACATTCGATTTTGACAGAAAGTCAACGACAAAAAGTCAAAGCTGGCATCGTCTTTTAA